TTAGCTTTTTGCTCTAAATCAGCTTTTAGGTTTTTTACATCTTGTGCAAGTTGATTGCGATCAGCCATGAAAATAATACGGTAACAAGCAAATTATACCCTAATTGTCTATAACTGGCCTTTTTTGCTAATACTAAGTTTCACCAAGGAATCCCATTAAGGATATTAGGCGTTGTCTCTTCAATACGATTTACAGTCCCAGCTTCATCCGCATCCAGTTTTGCTTTTACCCATCCAATAACTACTGTTTCAGTTAAATCAGCATAAGGTACTAATGAAGAAGGCCGAGGGAGATCCACCTTTCCAGTGCATCCCCATTCATTATCTCCATCCTTACCATCAAATGAATAAAACGCTTCGCAAACATACCCGTCAGACTCATCACGCCTAAGATCTGTTATTTTCCATGTTTTTGTTGCCATTGTTTTTAACCTTTGATTAGTAATTTAGTAGACGAAAGAGCTATACCAGCTTCAATACTTATAGTATCGGCTGTAGTAGCTAGTGTTCCATCTTTTTGTACAAAATACTTTTCACCAGCAGTTAAACTTGATTGAGTTGTAGTTCCACTTACAACATTAATCGTTCCAGATGATCCGCTATTTATAGCAGCATCAGCAAAACCTATAAAGTTTGCTGTTGTTGCATTTGTCACTCCTACCTTGAAAAATTTACCGTAAGCACTGCCGCTTTGGGCATACCCATATCCTATTCCAGTTGTAATTGCAGAAATATGTGGTTCGTCAGCAGAGCTTGAAATTGTGGTTGTGATTGTTCCATTGCTATAACTACTATCTGAATTGATAGTTACTTCTATCAATTTTGTCGAAGAACTTTGAGTATATGAAATAAATAGTTTGTTGGTTCCAGGGAAATTTCTCATACGAATGTTTCCCGGTGAAGTACTACTTCCCCAAGTGTGCTCCGAATAAGTACTATAGGCTTGCCAAGCACTACCAGTATAATTAATAACCCTAAATTTACCGTTGTTACCACTTCTATAAGCAACAATCATTTTTTTAATATTAGGCTCATAAACAATATCTGGAGAAGCTAAGAAAGAACTTGTTATATTATCTTGTACTCCTACACGACTTGGATTTCCGTTGCTTGAACTTTGAGTCCAAGCTTCAGCATGAAAGCCGTCGCTTGCATTAAATACACCATAAAAATAACCTTGATCTGCATTAAACGCACAAGCAAACTGATTTAAAGAACCATAACCAGCAATATATTGACCACCACCAACAGTAGGAGCACTAGTAACAGTGCTTGCTGGTTTTACTCCTTTAATCCAAAGTCTTGGCCCAGTACTACGCATAAAGAAAGCAGAACACCAACCATCGCTTGAGTCACCAACAGCTAATGATATGTATTCACCTGCATAGCTGTCAAAAGCAGAAGATCTTGAACCCATAGTGATACTTGTACCACTAACCGTGAAACATACTGCGTAGTAATAGTTAGATGGTCCCTTATGAGCAAGCATGTAACAATCTCTACTAGATATATAAACACCCGCCATATCACTAGAACTTACTGTTGCTCCGGGGCTATAACTTACTTCTGTACCAAAAGAAATTGTCGTGCCTGAAACACTTGCAACTCTTAATTTTAAAGTACTTCCCTGTGAGCTAACAATCACATATTTTGACGTATCAGTTGGATCTGAAATAGTTATAGTTCGATGAGAACCAGTTCCGTGTTGAACAGCCGAGCCCAGAGAATCAGAGCCAATACCTACTTGTTCTGCTTGGCCTGATGAGTTGACAATAACAGGTTTATTGGCAGCGATAGCTCCATTAGCTGTTAAGTCAACACTGCCGCCAGAGGCAGGAAGGTTAGTTAGGTTTGCACCAGATCCGCTAAATGATGTAGCCGTTACCGTTCCAACAAACGTGGCGTTTTGTGAACTATCTAAAGTTAGGGCTGTTGAGGCATTAGCTCCTAAATTTAAAGCATTAGTAGAGTGATTGTACTGAACATATCCTGCGTACTCTGCCCCACCAGATGTTCCGTCAGAGAAGAATAGATTTCCATAATTACTTGTTCCAGAGCGAATTGTTATTCCAGTATGCCCTGATGTTGCAATTGTTAAATCATCTGCGGCTGCTTCACCTTCCGTAGTCGTTCCTAAAAGTAGTCTTCCTGAAGTATCAATCTTCATTTTTTCACTGCTATTAAATGCAAAAGACAATTCACGATTGACTGCATTAATCTGTACAGGATCAGCATTACCTGTGCCTGTTGTTCTTATATCAATAATTCCATTTGATGAATCTCTAAATCTAGCCATAATGTCAGAACTACCACGAGACTCAAAGACAGCAGCAGGACTTGTTGTACCAATACCAACCTTCCCCGAACTATCAATCCGCATCCGTTCGGTATTGTTAGTTGCAATACGGATAGCATCGTTCTTTAAATTCCAGATTGAGAAAGAATCATCTGAACCACTTCCAAGACCTATAAATGCCTTATTTTCATCAGCATCAAAAAAACTAATATAATTAGATCCAGTAGTAGCAGTAGTTTCTAACCTAAGTATCGACCCAGTAGATTTAACATGGAGTGCCTTTGCAGGACTTGTTGTACCAATACCAACCCGATTATTGCCAGAGTCAACGTGAAGTGTATTTGTATCAACTGTTAAATCTCCACTAATACCAAGTGAAGTAAGCGTTCCAAGAGAAGTAATTGCAGATTGAGCAGCACCCGTAACCGTTGCAGCAGTTCCAGTTGTGTTTTGATTAAGTGTTGGGACTCTTGCTGCTGCAATTGTTCCAGAAGAAATATTTGAAGCGTTTAAAGCAGTTAAAGTTGACCCATTACCAGTGAATTTAGTAGCCGTTAACTCACCTGTTGAAGGGTTATAAGTAAGACCCGTATCAGTACTAGGAGTTAAATAACCTGTTGCTGTAGCTCCAACACCTGCAAATAAAGGATAAACCGTTTGTGCATTGGTATTTTTAGCAGTTACATTTACAGTTGAAGCTTGAGAAGCTGTTCCAGTAACATCTCCAGTTAACGCACCTGTAAATGATGTAGCAACGGCTGTTCCTGTAATAGTTACACCAGTATTTGTGGTTTCTAATTTTTTACCTGTCCCTCCTTGCCCATAATAAAGTTCTACGTTTTGATCACTACCTGAGTTTTCTTTACATCTCAAGTAATAGTTAGTTGCATTAGAGCTATTAATAAAATTAATATCTTTGCTAGTCCAAAGCTCTATATCGCTACTATCACCAGAATGAATCTCTAAATCTTTATGACGAGTGCCTATAAATGCAGTATTACTTAGCATGGAAACTTCAAGGTTTCCATAACTAATTCCATCTCCAAGATGTATTTTTGCAGATGGACCACCTTGGGCATTTGTTTTAAACCAAAGAAGATTAGATGATTGATCAAATTCAATGTTTTGTGCTGCACCTTTTAAAGTTAAATCTCCTTCTATTAATCTTGGCTCCTTACTATTTGCTTGAACGCTATTGCCCATGAAACCATGAGCAGAACATTGATAATGCAATATCTGTGGAGTCGTATCTGTAACTGTTATCTCTGTATATGCACCTGACGAACCAGCAGTACCGTTAATCGTAACACCTGTGCTAAACGAAGTTGTCTTATTGGCTTCTAAGTAAAAACGTAGAGGATGACCTGAGTTGCTACTATCTGCTTGATCAAATCTATATGTGCGTCCAGGTGTAAGAGTTAAGAATGGAGCTTCTTTTCCATTGATTTTATAACCTTGACTAGATCCAGATCCGTTATATCTATGTGCTCCAGTTTTACTTGCAACTGTAACTGTAAAAGTTTTTGTATTTCCTGTATAAGTTGCACTTAAATTTGAAAATCCAACTAAAGCACCATCATTAGTAAGACTTACATCACCTGTGAATGTTGGAGATGAACTTGAACCTGGATCGACCCAAGATAAAGTTCCTGATCCATCACTTGCTAATACATAACCATTAACAGGTGCATCTGTAGAAGGAAGCGTAAGAGTAAAGCTACTTGCAACAGTGCCAGGAGATTGAAGAGCTACAAAGTGCGAACTATCGGAATCAGCAAAACGTAAATCTGACTGAGCATTAAGAGTTAAATTTCCAGTTAACGAACCACCAGAAAGATTTAGTTTTAAAGCATTCGCTGTATCAACATAAGTTTTTGTTGCTGCGTCTTGGGCTGCTGTTGGATCGCCTAAACCAGTAATTTTGCTCGTACCCATTGCAATAGCACCACTCATAGTGCCGCCTGCTAATGGAAGTTTTGTTGCATCAGTAGCAGAATCATCAGCCCATTCAAGTGTTGTAGGCGTTCCACTTGATGCCTTTAATACTTTTCCTGCTGTAGGTGCAACGGCTGGAAGAGTTAAAGTTATATCTGATGACTGTGCTTGAACTTTTATAGCTGTAAAGTTTGAGCCATCAGAATCAGATTCACTTAGACGTAATTCTTTTCCGTTATCAATAATTAAATTTCCTGTCATCGTGCCACCAGCTTTCGGTAAAGCAGCGTTAGCTGTTGCAGCAGCGGCATCAGCAGCATCTTTCGCAATCTTTACAGCAGCAGGAGTAGCAGCGGTTGTAGCAGAAGTAGATGTTGCACTATCTGTTAATTGAAGAACACCAACTGCACTTGTCGTTCCAGTGACAACTTTTGATCCCGTAATTTGAGCCGAATTAGAAATATCAGCATTAACAATTGCACCAGCACTAATTGAAGTAACACCTGAATCAGAAATTCCTATATCACCTGTAATAGCAACTGCTGTTGGTACGTTTGATGATGAACCAACAATTAATCTTGCTGCTTGAACATTTTCTAATTTTGTTAAAGCAATAGCAGCAGAAGCATTTATATCTGCGTTGAGAATTGTTCCATCAAGAATCATTGTTGATGTAACGGTTCCAGTTCCTCCAGAACTGATCAATGTGCCATTTTCATTTGGCAAAAGAAGCGTTTTATCTGAAGTAGTTGGATCAACAACACCAAGAGTCGTTTCAAAATTATCTGCTGTTGAACCTTCAAAACTTAATGAACCAGTATTACTTCCTGAACTGTCAATAATAATTGGACCAGTAAATGTTGCACCACTAGTTGATACTTTTTCTGTCTCAAGTTCATTAACGGCCGCCTGTAAATTTGTCGCACTAATTTGTCCAAATGGTGTATAGGAAACATTACTTGCAATCTGGCCCTGTACGGTTGCTGATAAATCAATTTCCTGGTAAGAACTGGCTCCAGCACTAGTAACTCCCAATATATAATCAGGTGGATTTAATGCAGTTACAGGAGCAGGAGCACTAGGTGTTCCACCAACAGCAACAATGACAAATACACCATCCATTGAAGAAGATGGCGTTGGTAAATTACTATTAACAGATAAACCTTTTGACGCACCCGCAGCCGTTACGCTTGTCATTTTTGACTGCGAAGCATCGTATGTTCCACCAAAAATTAAACTTCCCTTCGTTAAAGTTGTTACTGGTTGATAAGCATTACCATCAAAAATATATAGATCTTCTAGTACTGAGTCAAAGAAAAATTGCCCTGTAAATTGTGAACTAGGAAATCCAGTTTGATCAACAGAACCAAATAAAACTGTTGAAGCATTTGCTAATTTATTTCCTGTTATTGCATTAGCTCCAACTCTTGCAATATCTAACGTTCCAGATGTAAGTAAAGCTGCACTATGATTAGGCAAATCACTATCTGCCAAGCTTGCTACGTTTGTAACTATTCCTTTTGAACTAACAGTAACTTTTACACCTGTTCCTGCTGTAACTCCAGAATCACTAACTGTAACTTGGCCACTATTATTAATTGATAAAGGACCACCAGTAGGGATTGAAACAGCACCTTTAGCACTTGCGGTAGCTGTAGGTAAATCAGAACTAGAAAGGCCACTGGCTGCTGTGATTTGTCCAAAATTATTAAATGTAATTCCACTAACTGTGCTTCCTGAAACTGTTGCTGCAATTGAAACTGCTCCAGCACCAGTAATTGATAAACCACCAGAAGAAGGAAAACTTGCTGCTCCTGCTGCACTAGCTGTAGCTGTTGGTAAATCGCTTGGTACTAAATCAACAATTCCAGAAATTAATCCTTGGGCTGTGTATGTAATTCCACTTTTAGTTGCTGCACCTCCTGACACAGCGTTTTGAATACCAATATTTCCACTAGCAACATTTAAACCACGATTAATATTTGAAGTATTTAACGCTGATGCAGGTATTGTCCCTGCTGTAATCTTCGTACCAGCAACACCAGCAATCTTTGCATCTGTAATCGCTGAATTAGCAACAGCATTAGTATCTACGCTGTTATCTGCAAGAGCATTTGAATCAACAGAATTTAGTCCAAGTTTTGCTGCTGTCACAGCATCGTCAGCTATTTTTGCTGTCGTGACTGCATTATCTGCAAGAGTTCCAGCTTGAATTGTTCCTGAAAGTTTTTCTGCTGTTACTGCTCCATTTTGAATCTTGTCACTTGTAACTGCATCATTAGCAAGCAAACTGGCTGTAATTTGTGCTGCTGCTATATTTCCTGTTTGGATCGTTGCACTAGCAATTTCTACATTTGTTACTGCATTTTGAGCTATTTCTCCTGTCCCTACCGCATTTGCAGCAATTTGAGATGCACCAACGGAATTCGCTGCTAACTGTGTACTTGTGATACTTGCACTTGTAATTTTTGCACCACCTATATCTCCATCAGAAAGATTTAACTTTGCAAAAGCAACTGTTGAATTAGCTAATTTATCTCCTGTAATACTCCCTGCTAACTGTGCATTTGTAATCGTTCCACTAAGAGAAGATGTTGGATAGTTTGTAGCGTCTGAAAGATTTAGGGCAGGAGTCGCATCTGTCGATCCAAGCGAAAGGTTTAATCCACCAAGACTGATACTTGAATTAGCAAGCTTGGCATTTGTTACCGCACTATCTTGTATTGCTGCTGTTGCTACTTGGTTCGTTCCTAATGTCCCAACCTTGGCTGCTGGTATATCTCCTGCATCAATTAACGCTACACCTGCTGCTATTAAATCTTTGACAGTTACTTTTTTTGTCTCTGATGCACTTAAATCTGCAACGGCTAATACGTCTGTTGATTGAACACCTGCTTCCGCTAAAGGTTGTAACTGCGAAATCTGAAGATCTGCCATGCCTAGACGCTAAAAACTATTACAAGCAGTTTAATCTGAATTGAGCAATATAGGACTTTGATTCTCTTGCAATATTTTATCTGCGTCCTCCTGTAATAAGAATCCAGGCGTTCCACCTGTTTTCAACTTGATGACTCCATTTGTTACAAACTCAATAGAAGTTTCTATCACTTCTGATGGAGTAACATTAATTGCAACATTTGTTACGATGCAATTACACTCATAAAATACATTTTTTTTACTATTTACGTTGTCTTTGTATAAATAAAAAGCACCATTAAAGTCTGATCCTTGCTGAGTTCTTAGCACTAATTGTGCAAGGTAAAATGGAAATTCTGGTTCAATATTTCTTTCATTTTGTTTATACCCATGTTCATAACGATGTTCAAAAAAAGCATTTAATGTTCCTTGCCCTGAAATTAATCCTGCTTCATATTGATTCCTAAACTGATCTCCTAAATTAGTTGTATCAACTTGATCTCTACTCGTTGTCATTTCAAAATCAGTTACATTTGCTAACTGCCTAAACCTTTCATTCCTTGTCTTTATCAATACGTCTTTAGCTGCACTAGGAGTTACTAAGGTCAATGCATCAGACTGTTCTCCACTAAGAGCTTTACCAAAGGTGTTATATAAACGAATACCACCAGCTTGATCTACATGAATGTAAGCTTTTGCATCAGGGAAATTATGTCCATTAATAAGTTCTAATGTTGAACCATCTACGGTTTCAATTTCTATTTGATCTCCTGTTAATAACGATCCATCAGCAAAGTCAACGCTAAATCTTTTCTTTGATGTATTGACATCAAAAGGATCTAGCTTTGTTTTTAAAGCTTCTTGTAGAGAATCACGTTTTAAAGCAATTTCTCCTGATTGACCAAAATAAACACCCATATCTACATATCAACAATCATTGGAGCACCATTAGCTTCAAAACTTACATCTGCTTCTACAACTTCTCCTATCGCTACGTTCATGTTAAACGAAGTAATAAATGCACTAAATTTAACCCTCCTGCCATTTGAACTACCATCAGCAATTTTTAATTCAAACGTAACTTCTGTTGCTACATCATTTGTACCATCACCAGCACTAACAGAAGTAGGGAAAGAAGTTGTTCCCATTACCTTTTGAAGCAAAGTAGTTACATCACCACCCGATCCAGCAGATGCTTGATGATATGCCAGTCTTGCCGTTCCAGAAAAACTTCTTATTCCTGGGATAATTGTTCGATCTGTATCTTCTAATGAAGTTGTATCTAGTACAGCCTGAGAAGTAGAAAAGCCAAATGACTTTACTTTTACTGCTGCTGCATCAGCAATCTTTAATTGACCATGTTGACCGCTATAAAAAGGCACGACCCAAAATCCTAAACATTGCGTTTATTCTAAGGGGCATCTAGGCAAGCAACAAAACTACAACTCACATTACTTCTACCAGGAAACACACTTGTAATGCTTGGTGGACCTGAATATCTATACTTTAATCCACTTCCATTTTCTGTTACAAAATTTTCTAAACTTGTACTATTAATACCTAAAGTTGCATTTACATCTGAAAAAGTAACAAAATCATATACAGAATTAACTTGCTCGTAATTATCTAAAATTAAAGCAGCGTCAGCATCAGTGATGTTATTAAAACTTAGTGATAACGTAGCATTTATCCTGTTTTTTCCATATCTTAAAGTAGTTTTTACACCATTTAAAGATTCAAATTGTTGTTGTGGATATTCGCCAGGAGAATAACTTCTGCTGCTAGGTTTAATACTTGGAAAGGGTCTTGCAGTTGGCATTGTTAAAGAAGAATATTAGGAAAGAATTCGTTTAAGTTACTTGTTCTAGGGTTGGCTCTATGCAGAATAGCAAGCTTATTGTCTGAAGTTAACGGTTGATGACTAGCTGCTACTTTTATAAAACCATCTTCTCCATAACTAATAGATTCAACTTTGTATAAACGATCTTCTTCTGTTGTATCAACTCTTGCAAATAAAACGTTTCTTAATCCGTTAGTTGCTTTTCCATCTGAACCAATCTGAAGCGATCCAGTTTGAACGCCACCTAAATTACCTGGAGTCCAATAGTAAATATTAATCGAACCACTAAAAGTATCCCTGCAAGTAACAAAACCATCTTGATCAATACTTCCGTTTGTAAAACGACTTGTATGCGTTACTTCTGAAATTACTCTTATATAGTCTCCTGCTAATAATCCCAATACTGAAGTAGGCGTTGTTTCAAAACTAATACCGTGATCAACTTCTTTTCTTGTTGCTAATGCTATAGCAGCAAATAAATGAGCTTGATCTTCAGAAGTACACCAATTACTTAAGTCAAAAACTTCTTCTGGTAAATCTCTCATTTGCTCAACTGTTTGATTATCGTTTTTATAGGCATAAGTTCTAACTTTTGTTTCAGGGAAACCATTACTTTCTATCTCATCTTTTCTAAATAAAATCGTAGCTTTAAAAACTTCTCTTTCTTCTGGCGTTAAGAACGATACTTGTAAATTACGCATATTCCCATCACTAAATAATGCTCTTATATCAATTCCACCACCTGCATTTGTTGTTGCATCGTAATTAATTTCTTGCTCTCCTTTAACAGGAAATGCTGGACGTAAACTAAATTGCCCTCCTTTAACAGAAAAATCTAATAAATTAAATGCTGCATTTTCAAAAATAAATTCTCTTAAATTAAATCTACGGTC